TTGCCGCAGATCATAGAGGCAATAGTTAACGGACTTATTAACGGCTTGCCTATGATTATTGAGGGCAGCATACAGTTATTTATGGCGCTTTTAGAGGCTATACCAGTAATTGTAGAGGCGCTTATAAATGCTATGCCGCAGATAGTGCAGGCTATCGCTACAGGGCTTGCAGCAGTATTGCCAGAGCTTGCAGCGTGGGGCGCTAATATGCTTAACGGCTTTGTAACTATCTTTAGCAACGTACTTAATAGCGTTATTCAGTGGGGCGGCAACATGCTTACACAGGCAGTAACCAGCATTACAGCTTTTGTTAACGGCATTATTAACACAGCCAAAGACATACCAGTAAAGCTATACAACGCTATCATAGGCGCAGTAGCACAAGTGCAGCAGTGGGGGCAGAGAGTGCTAGAGACTGCTAAAAACGGTATGAACATGGTTAAAAACGGCATACTTAATGTGTTTAGTAACATAGGCGAGAGCTTTAAGACCGTGGGCAGCAACATTGTTAACGGTATCTGGAACGGCATAAGCGCTGGCTGGGACTGGCTAAAAGAAAAGGTTAGCAACATTGCCACCAGCTTACTAGACGCAGCAAAGAGCGCTTTAGGTATCGAAAGCCCGTCTAAGAAATTTAGAGACGAGGTAGGCGTATTTATGGCGCAGGGTATCGGCGTAGGCTTTGAGCAGGAAATGCAAAGCGTTTCTAAGCAGATAGAGCAAGCCATACCTACAGACTTTGACGTAACGCCACATGTTACTACTGGTTTATCTGCTGCAGACTATGCACACGAGAACGGGCAGCAGGCTACATTACTTAGCCGTGGCGTAACTGTAATACAGAACATTTACGCAAACACGACAGACTACGCTAAGCAGCAGAGAGAGGCAGAGAAAAACTTTAGAATGATCGCGAGGACGGTATAAGCATGGCAAAGTTTATAAACTATGAGCGGCTTATATATGAGAACGAAAACGGCGGCGCTATAGAGTTTAGCGTAGGCAGCGACTTTTACGTTAACGTCTCTAAGGACGTAAACGGCATAGCAGACATACGTAATACGCTGTATACGTCTAGCTCTATGGGGCAGCATGGCGAGACATTTATAAGCCAGAAAATTAACAGCAGAGACATAGACATAGCAGGCGTGATTAACAGAAAAGATAAAGACAACATGCTTACATTGCGCCGAGCTATGCAAAAGATACTTAACCCAGAGCTTAAGGCTACGCTTACATACATTTACGGCGACTTTGTAAAGGTAATAGACGTAAAGGTAGACAACGCGCCAGTATTTAAGCGAGGGGCAGTGCTAGAGCAATTTACTGTACAGTTTACTTGCCCGTCTCCATTTTGGCGCGACCAGCAGGAAACTAAGAAAGATATAGCAAGCTGGATAGGTAGCTTTTACTTTCCGTTAGAAATACCGATAGACGAGGGCATACAGTTTGGCTACAGAGAGCCTAGCGTAATTGTAGACGTATACAACGAGGGCGACGTAGACACAGGCATGCGAGTAGCTTTTAAGGCTATCGGTACTGTAGTTAACCCGCTTTTGTTGAACATCAACACGGGCGAGTTTATACAAGTTAACCAGACGCTAGCAGCAGGCGACACGGTAACAGTTAACACAGAATACGGCAGCAAAGGGGCAACGCTTACAAGAGGCGGCGTAGATAGCGACTACTTTAGATACATAGACGTAGACAGCACTTTTATGCAGCTTAAAATAGGCGACAACGTATTTAGGTACAACGCAGCCAGCGGACTAGACCAGCTAGAAGTATCTATATATTACAGCCCTAAGTATTTAGGAGTGTAACGCATGGAGCTAAGAGTATTTACAAGAGACTTAGAGCCGTTAGGAATTGTAGACGAGCTTATAAGCACAATATGGCAGCCTACATACTGGCAGCAGGGCAACTACGACGACTGCAAACTACTTGCGCCCGTAACAGACAATAACAACAACTTGCTTGTAAAGGGCAACATAGTAGTACTGCATGGCGAGGCAGCAGAGTACACAGACGAGTACGGCGAGTGGCGGCGCGCTATGCAGATTACCTACAGGCACATAACAAAGGACGAAAACAACACAGAGCAAATAGAGCTACAAGGCTGCTTTTTAAAGAAATGGCTTTCTAAGCGCGTGCTGCTTTCTAATCAGATCATAACGGGCACTAACCAGAGCATTATTAACGCACTGGTAGTTAACAACGTAGGCGACAACGCTATAAGCGCCCGCCAGTTTGAAAACTTTATTATGTTGCAGCAGGATAGCTTAGGCGGCAGCAGCGTAGACTACACGACCAAGTACGGCGACGGACTAGCAGACGCGGTATACGAGAGAGCTTTAAGCGGCAAGCTGGGCTACGACATTCTGGTAAACGAGCGCAATAGGTTATACGGCTTTTGGCTGTATAAAGGTAACGACATGAGCAGCGGCAACAGCGAGGGTAACACGCCCTGCATATTTAGCCGCGACTTTGACAACGTAACAGAGCAGGACTACACAGAGAGCATAGAGAACATAAAAAACGTATGCTACTGCACCAGTGCTGCAGACGAGGACGGCACAATATATGCGCAAGAGGTTTACGAGGACGAGCAGGCGGGCATAGATCGCGACGAGTTTTACGTAGACATGACTAATATAAGCTGGACTGTTAAAGACGAGCAGGGGCAAGAGACAAGGCTAACGCCAGAGCAGTACATAGAGCTTATGACTACAGAGGGCTACGCACAGCTGGACGACTACGGCGAGGTTATGACGTTTGAGAGCACTATTAACACCAGTAAAAACTTGCAGTATAAGCGCGACTTTAACGTAGGCGACATAGTAACAACGATAGAGAAAAACTGGGGAATACGTATAGACGCTCGTATAACCAAAATAGGCGAGACATGGCAGAACGGTAAGCACACGCTAGAGGTTACTTTTGGCGAGAGCATGCCGACTTTGCTAGATAAAATTAAGAAAGTGAGGTAAGGACATGGCACAAAAATGCTTTCCGTTTAACAGCGACAGCGGCGACAGAGTTTATAAAGCAGAGGACTTTAGGGCATACTTTGCGCAGTTTATCGGTAACGGCGTATTTTATGCGAACTCTAACGCCCTTAAGGTAGTAGAAAGTAGCGGCATGAGCGTTAACGTAAATGCAGGCGCAGGCTGGATAGCTGGCGCAGGATATATTAACGACAGTGTGCTACAGCTTACGCTTGCAAATGCAGACGGCGCACTTAACCGTATAGACAGAGTAGTACTACGCTGCAGCTACACAGAGCGCGACGTATACGTAGTAGTAAAGCAGGGTAGCTTATCAGCACAGCCAACAGCACCAGCGCTTACACGTAACGCAGATAACTACGAGCTGGCACTTGCAGACATTTACGTAGCAGCAGGCGCTACAAGCATTACACAGCAGAATATTACAGACCAGAGGCTTAATACAACGCTTTGCGGTATCGTTACGGGGCTTATTGAGCAGGCAGACACGACAGACATTTTTAACCAGTTTGAGAGCTACTTAACACAGTTTAAGGCGCAGTACATTGCAGATATTGAAGAGTGGACGAGCGCGCAGGAAAGTGCTTTTACATCATGGAGCACACAGCAGCAGCAGGACTTTACAGACTGGGTAGACACAATTAGAGACATTTTGGACGAGGCGACAGCAGGACACTTACAGCTAGAAATAGAGGCAGCCGTTAAAGATACTTTCGAGCGTTTTTACGGCATGGCAGAGCAGCAGACAGACATTAAAACTAACGGGCAGATCGTAGTAACAAACGACGACGGCACGCTAACAGTTACTAAGGGCGTGGACGCAGAAACGGGCTACAAGACAATTACAGAGGTACTGGAAACAGCAGCCGCAAGCAGCCAAGGCGCACACACTTACACTAAGGTAACTACATTTATACCAGAGCCGACAGCCACAGTTAAAAAGCGCATTAGAGAGGAGTACAGCATAGCATGAGTTACGCAGAGCAAAATTACACTATCGACGAGTTAACAGAGGTTATTAACGCCGCTGCCACTGGCATACCACCCGCCAACATGCAGCAGTTTAGCGTATCTGCAGGCGACACTAAAGTAAGTATCGTAGCTTTAGAGCCAGCAGACACAGAGGTAGACGGGCAGCTAGTAGCAAGCTGCAAGGGCTTTAAAATCGTTATGAACGACGACCACTACCCAGTAGACGAGACAGACGGCACAGTAGTAGTAGACCACGTAGCAACTGGCAGCGCATTGCAGCAGGAAGTTACAGGACTTACAAACGACCAGCAGTACTACTTTGCAGCTTTCCCTTATACAGATCATGGCGTAGTTAACAGGGCAGCAGGCTTAAGAGTACTTGCGGGCAGCCACCCTAACAGACAGACAGCAACGCCTAAAGCATACGTACTTTACGGCTTTAAGAGAACTAAGGCAGACAGCAACCCGCAGACAAGAGTAGTAGCTACAGACATGGCAGTAGGGCTTACACCCGCAAGCATGGACGCAAGCACAGGCGAAATTAACTTAGGCGGCTGGACTAATGCGTGGTTTGTAACAGGCAACAAGCCAGTAATGCTTAAGAGCGACGGCACTATAGACTACGAGCTTAACCCTAACGACTACACAAAGAAAGCAGACGGCACAGCCAGCGACGTAGCTAACACAAGTTACGACGGTAACGCTATGGCGCTCTTTCCTACATGCTGGGTAAAACGTTGGCAAGACAGCAACTACGAGTACTTCCAAGTCTGCAACATCAAACTTAACGACGACTTTAAGGCGTACGCACACCAGCGCAGCGACGGTACTATTATGGAGTGGTTTGCACGCTCTATCTATGACGCTGGCGTAGTAAACAGCAAGGCACGTAGTATTAGCGGGCTTACACCTAACAACACGGTAGCAGGCGGCACACAGCTTAGCTATGCACAGGCTAACGGCAGCTTATGGGATAGCGACACATGGAGCAGGGTAGCTCTTATCTGGGATTTATTAACCCTTATGTCGTTAGACGACGACGTACAGCACGCGTGGGGCTACGGCTGGTATACGGGCATGTCGCAGGCTAGCCACCTTAAGGCAGCAGGCTTAGGCAATACTAAGGGGCAATTCTGGGGCAAGAGAGAAAACAACACCGTTAAGGTATTCCACTTAGAGAATTTTTGGGGCAATATCTGGAAAATTGTACAGGGGCTTGTATATAACACCACTGGCAAGTACGGCGTAAAAATGACTGCACCATACAATAACAGCGGCAGTGGCTACGTAGCTACTAGCTTTGGCTTATCTGGTACAAGTGGCGGCTATCAGTCAGCCCACAATATGAGCGAGTACGGCTGCTTACCTACAACAGCAAGCGGCAGCGAAACCACTTACATACCAGACGGCGCATGGTTTAATACTACGCAGCAGAACTTTGCCCGCTTTGGCAGCGATGGTTACTCTGGCTTGCTCGTTGGGCGCGCTTTGATCGTGTACAATGCGCTTTCGTACTCGTCTTGGCATTACGGGCTTGCCTTGACTTGCGAGCAACCTTTAGCGGCGTAAGCCGCAGGGGGAACGGGGGAGCACTCCCCCGCATACCCTATGCGCTTTGAAAGTGTAAATATATTAGGGGTTTAAGGGCACGACTTAGCGGAGCTGCAAGCTGCTTTTACTTTGCCCGCTTTGGCAGCAATGGTAACAATGGCTTGCACGTTGGGCGCGCTTTGAATGTGAACAATGCGCTCTCGAACTCGAATTGGAATTACGGGCTTGCCTAGACTTTTCTAATTATGGAATATTAACAAAATGTGCCCTTTTATCCTACACCGCAGGGCGTTGCAACACGCCTAGCTATTTAGCAAGTGGAAATACACCCGCAAAAGGTAAGGGCTAGTAGTACAGAAATAACGAAAACCCTTTAGGAGAATAAGTCACAACTTGAAAACCTACAAACACCTTTTAGAGCAGATCGCAGACAAAGACAACGTAAGAAAGGCAATACTTAACGCAAGCAAGAGAAAAAGACATAGAAAAGACGTTAAACAAGTGATAGAGAATATAGACTACCACGTAGAAGTAGTACACAACATGCTACTTACTGGCAGCTATAAGGCACACGTAGACGCGCCCTGCATTGTTAATGAGGGTACACACCACAAAGTACGGCGCATACGCAAGCCACATTACAAGTACGACCAGATTATACACCACTGTATTATACAAGTACTGCAGCCGATATTAACCGCACCTATGTACGAGTACAGCTGCGGCAGTATTCCAAAGAGGGGCGCACACTACGGCAAGCGGCGGCTAGAAAAGTGGATAAGGAACGACGCAAAAGGCACTAAGTATGTTTTTAAAATGGATATTAAGCACTTTTACGAGAGCGTAGACCAAGACGTACTTAAGAGCATGCTAAAGGCTAAAATAAAAGACTGGCAGGCACTAGAGCTTATATACACAGTTATAGACAGCTGTGAAAAGGGCTTACCGTTAGGCAATTATACTAGCCAGTGGTTTGCAAACTTTATGCTAACGCCACTAGACCACTATATAAAAGAAGAGCTGCACGCTAAGTACTATATGCGATACATGGACGACATAGTAATACTGGGCGGCAATAAGAAAGAACTACACAAGATACACAAGGCTATAGAGAAGTACTTAAGCGAGCGCTTACACTTACGCATTAAGGAAAACTGGCAAGTATTTAGGCTTGTATATACCGACAGGAACGGACGGCAGCGCGGCAGATCACTAGACTTTATGGGCTGGCAATTTTACCGCGAGAAAACCATACTACGCGAAAGTATTTACATACGTATTGTACGCAAGGCAAGGCACGTAGGTAAGCACACGACCATACAGGGCGCGCAAGGTATGATTAGCTACATGGGCTATATTAAGCATACGGACTGTTACGGCACTTACAGAGACTATATACGCCCGTATGTGAATATAGGAAAACTAAAGAAATTCACATCAAAAAGAGCCAAGAAAGGAGCGCTAAAAAATGGAGTGGAGAAAAACGACAGGAACGCAGACAACACAGCCAGCAGTACTAGACCTAGACAGCAGCCCTAGTACGGTTTACATACGAAAGAACATTACCAAAGCGACAGTAAGAGACGCAGAGGGCGTTAAAGTGCCCGTATGGAAATACGACGAGGCAGCAATTAGCCGCGCAGAGTATGAGAAAAACGAGGCAATTTACAGCGAGCTTGTAGTA